AGCTCGTCTTCACTCATATCGTTTGCTTTCATTTGCTCTCTCCTTAAAAAGCCCCCGAGGGGGCGGTTGGTTTACGCTGCCAATTTAATTTGCTTGAAGCTTGCATTGCCCAGGTCGGCAATGTCATCCACCAGCACTGCCTGTCCATAGATATGGGACACATCGAACTTGATGCCCACCCCTATGGTCGTGATGCTCATGGCCTTGCCCGAGGCCACTTGCTGCCGCACCGCATCGGGCCTGCCTTGACCATCGGTGATCACAAAGGCAATCTTGCGGCGTTCGGGGCTCAGGGCCAGCAGTTGATGAGCGTGGCGCAGGGCTGCATAGTCTTGGGTCCCATTTCCATCGGCAGCATTGCCCAGCATGGCGCTGGCCTGCTTGGCGTTTTTACTGAATGGCTTAGGTACAGAAATGTGAGTACCGAACAGCAGCACGGCAGTCTTGACACCGGCAGCATCCAGGGTTTCCAGCAGGGCGCGGCAGGTCTGCACAGCGGGGCCAATCAGCGGGGGTTGGTCTTGCATCGGACCTCTGCGCTCATACATTGACCCGGATACATCCAGGCAGATCACAACAGCACTGTCCACACCCTCCACCTCAAGCCTACGTTTAAACACACGGTCGCTGCCAGCGGCCACGGTCGGCAGGGCGTGGACGTTGATCACACCAGCCTTACGGTTGCGCGTGAAGTCAGATAGGCCACTATCATCAAACAGGCGTTTAACCTCATACCTCAGACGGGCAGGCACGGGGGCTGTGGTCAGCCCCTGGATGGGAGAACCGATGTGATAGCGAGGGCCGCGCAGGCTTGAATCTGTGCTGAAATCCTTTGCAATGCCACCACCTTCAAGCTCAGGCTCTACGCTCTTGGGCTCCACATCCACGGGGGAATGTATAGGGCCTGTCGGGGGCTGATCTGAGGGCTCACCCTCACCCGGAGACTGATCGTCGCCTGTAGGGCCATCCTGGGGCTCCCGTGGGCCATCCTGGGGCTTGTCGTCGGGCTTAGGTTTCTTTGGCTTACTGGGCCTCTTGGGCTTTTCCTTGCTTGCCTTTTCGAGTTGGCTGTAAACCCACAGTGCAATCTCCAGAGTGTCGGCACTGTTTTGCGCGGCCAAGCACCGCCTCGCTGCCTCATCAAAAATTGGGGTCAGCTTGGGGTTGGTCGGGCACTTGAGCTTTGCATGGGCACGGCAGTGGACAGCCAGTATGAAAGGGTACTGGCGGGGGTCGTTCCAATCTTTCACCTCGTCCAGAGCCTCGCGGGTCATTACATCAATCAACTCGCCAAGCAAAGGGCCGATGTTGCCCAGCAGGCCAGAGGCAATGCCGGTGTTTTCAATCCAGCCATCTTCAATCGCATTGTGCAAAACCTTGACGTAAGCAATATTTGAGTTGTAGGAAAAGTTTGTGTACTTGTGGTGCAGCAGTTCATGCACCACGAAACCCGCATACTTGACCACCAGGGCGCGGCTGACCACCGCCTCGTCCAGCACTCCGGACAGGTACAGGTTGCCGCCCTTGTCAATGCCAGCAGTGGCTGTGTGGCTTGACCAAATGACCCTGACGGTGGGCAGGCCCAGAGCCTTGCTCACCTTGTGGGCGTAAGCCTCCAGGCCAAGCCTGAACTCCAGGCCACGGACAGAGGGACGGTTCAAAATAGTTTCGAGGTTCATTTTTAATCTCACAGGTAGTTTTTGATCACTGTCTCGCTGATGCAAGACGCATAAATTGCAGACAGTCCAGGCAGGGACTCGGCAGGCTGACGGGCAGCTATCGTGGTTGCCCATGCCTTATCGACAGACAGGATGCGCAGGGCACGGATGAAAGCAATCACAGACCGGATGGACGGGGCATCAATCACCTCGCCAGTAGTCACCTGGGAACGGGCCACTCGCACGGCGTGCAAGATGTGTTCAGCCAGCTTGGGGTCACACCCAGTGTGACGCACCACCGCCTCCACCTCAGAATCCAGGGGCAGGTAGTCAAAGGGAATCACTCGGGCAAAGCGGTCAACCAGGGCTGAATTCATCTGCCTTGTCCCTGCATAGCGGCCAGAGTCATCCCCATTGCCCAGGGTGTTGTCGGCAGCAAAGACAAGCACACCGGGGGCGCGGGTCTGAACAGCCCCACCGAAAGAAACGGCGCTGTTTGGCTCCAGAAAACCGTTCAACGGGGCAAGCTCACCAGGGTCGGCGTTAGTCACCTCATCCAACAGAATCACCGTCGAGGGATGAGTGAATGCGGCCAGGAAGTCACCGCGCTTGAAGACGGTCTGCCCATTCTCCAGGCCCACTGCGCCAATGTAGTCTTCAGCCGAGGTGTACTTGTGAAAATTAATGCGTTTAAACGCACGGCCAGTCATGGCTGCGAACTGCCTTGCAGTCTCACTCTTGCCTGTCCCTTTAGGGCCACCAAACCAGACGTTTTCCCCGGTGTCTTGCGACAGGACAAGGTGCTGGAGAATGTCGGCAGTCCAAATGAAGTGAGGGTCAATCGCCGGGGCAGATGGGTCATTCCAAATGTCCACCAGCAGGGGGTCGCCATTGCGGTCAACCACCTCCACACCGAAAACGTCCAGGCAGGGCTTGGCATTGATCACCCGCACCGATGCAGGGCCAGCCACCACCGCCTGCGCCTGGGCAGCTTGCACGGCCTGCTCGAAGGGTTTAAACGCATCGGCCACAATCTTGGCTACAGCGGCGTCAACCTTACGGTCATTAATCGCAACGCTGCCGATCTTGCGGTCAAGCTTGTCAAGCTTGTCGAGGCTGTCGTTGACCTTTGAGGCAAGGTCGTTGCCCAGCCTAGTGCGGGTGTTGGACTCATGCAGCAAGGCACTCTCAAAGCCAGCCATCTTGCCGATCACAGTTGTCAATTCAGCCTGAGTGTTCAGGTTTGCTTTCACCGCACGTTGTGACGCATCCAGGGCCATTGACGAGGCGGCTTGAATCGCCTGCACAGCGGCAGGGTCTAGGCCAGCAGCGGCCACCACAGGGGCGCGGGGGGTGGCTGTTTCAATGTCATGCAGGGTGCATTTGCCGTACATGACCTTGACCACCAGGGCATCGGCGGCTTTGTTCTTTTGTTCATTTGCAGCCCCCTCTAGGGCCGCTCCCGAGGCGTAGGCGTCATAAGCGCCCAACACAACGGCAATGGGCAGCTTGATAATTTGAAGCTTAATTTGCAATTCAGTCATGGCAGGTTCTCCAGAGTTAAACAAGGTTGAGGGTGTCGCTATCGGCGGGGCAGGAGGGCAGGCCAACAGCCGCCCACTTAGCAGTCAGGCGCACTGTGTACCCGCAAGAGGGGCAGACAGCTTTCAGCATCCGGGTGCTTTGCACCTTTTTGCTGCTCATGGTCAGGGCTGCATGGGGGTAGCCCCCCAGGCTTGCAATGATGCTGCCGTAGTTGGATTCAAAATCCGGGCCACGGCCAGTGGCTTTCCACCCTGCCTTTGTGGGAGAGGGGGCCAAGCCCATGGCAGCGGCCACGCGCTGAAAGTTCACGCCATGATTCATCGCCCCGGCAGTGGCATGGCAAAGCTCATGCACCAAAACGTCAAAGACCCGGAGGGGCTCATCCAGCACGGGGCTGACAAGAACCTCAAAGGTCTGATCTGCCGATGCGGTATCAGCCCAGCACTCGCCGATAGCGCCTGAGCGCTTGGCATTGGAGGGAAACCCGCACGTTACCCTGACGTTCGCAGGCAGGGGTGCGCCAATGGCATCGAAAAAGGGGCGCAGTTCAGAGACAGCGGCTGAAAGCCAGTCTTCGCGGTTGGTGGTAGTCATAGCGAAAATCCTTTGCTAGTGATTGTAGTTTACACGGAAAGCGGAACGCACTGCAATACCCTGCGCGGCAGGGCATCACGGTAGGGTCAGTCAACCAAACAGCGGCTTGCCGCCGCCGAAGAAGGCCTTGGTGCGCCAAAGTTTTGCCTTAACCCTTTGGGGGTTGAACTCGCTGTACCCGGCATAGCCGGATTCGATAGCGTCATCCAAGACCTCAAACGCTTCCTCATCGGAAGCCGCTTCGAAGCTGAAGACTGCTCGGTCTTGATCAAGTTCGGACGCTGGGCGTCCGTAGCGGCTGTTAACCGCATTGGCGTTGAGTTGGTCGGTGATGATGTAGTTTTTCATGACAGTCCTTTCAGGGGGGGGTTAACGGGGATCACACTGCAATGCCCTGACTCGCAGGGCATCACGGTGGGTTCAGTTTTTCCTAAATGCCCGGCCCAGCCGGGCAGCTTGTTTGCCCGTCAAGGCAAACGTGTTGGCACTTCCGAATGTGCCGTACTTTTTGATGTACCGGGCCTTGACCCGGTGGTGTCTTGCCCGTGTGGCGGTATGCCGGACGTTCTGGTTGTTTGCGTAACTCATTGGTTTCTCCTTTTCGGTAATCGGAATGATCACACTGCAAAGCTCACGGGGGGGTGAGCTTCACGGTGGGGTCAGGAATTCAGCCACTCATCGAATGTCTTCACTTCCCAGCCGAGGGACTCGGCGCAGGCCACGTAGATGTTGTAGCGGTCAATCAGTTTTTGCATGGTTGTTCTCCAGGGTTGCGGGGTTAAGCAAGAGTTGCGCGGTAGGTGTCGTAAGACCGAATTGGGCTTCGCTTGTCGGTATGACGCTCATCAAAAACGGGGGTGATGCCCTTGGTGCGCAGGGCGCTGATGAGCAGGGACAAGTCACAGTCTTCTTCAAGGTAAACGGACTGTCCTCGCTGGTAAGAGTAAGTCGATACCTTATTGGCGATGCCAAGGTCTGTAAGCACTTGGCGCTTGACTGCGCCCCATCCATGGCCGGGGTCGGTGTAAACGGTAATCTTCATGAGGTTTCTCCAGTTTGTTGCGTAAGACCCCCGAAGGGGTTTCGCCCATTGAGGGCTCATCAGTCACGCTGACGTTCAATGTGGGCAATGCGCTCCCGCATCGCGTCAATCTCAGCCCACAGCCTGACGCTGTAGTCGGGGTTTATGTCATCACCCCACAGTTTCAAGGTTCGGTGGCAGTCATCAAGGGCAAAGCGGCAGGCGTTGACCGGGTAGCCCTTGGCCTTGCGTGTAAACACTGAGTGATGTTCTTGATATGTCATTCGTTCTCTCCAGGTAAGTGCGACATTGCACTGATAAGCCCAGAGGGCTTACCGCTGAAATGTCAGGCCAGCTTACGTTGCGCCGCACCCACGACCGCCGCCCTCGCTGGTGGCCCAGTAGAACAAGTCGAAGGCATCAGCATAATTTATGGTCTTTTTGACGGGTGCTTCGAATCGATCCTCGCCTCGCTGTGTGCGCTGTGCCACAGCTTCTTTTTTGGTCTTTGCAATGATGCTGTAGCAGTCGCTGTCATCATTGCATTCGCAGTACCAGTAGTTCAGTGTTGCCATGATTTTGTATCTCCAGTTAAGTGCAGGATGGCACTGCAATGCCCACAGAATGGGCATCACAGTTGCATCACATATGGGATGTTTTATCTACCGTCACGGTGGACAGGTACAGGGCTTAGACCCTGTCTGACTTGCTCCCTTGCGGGTATCGCCTCAGACCGACAGTATTGCGTGCCGTTCGCGTTACAGACTCAAGGGGCTGTACACCCTGTGCGCTATTGCTAGTGCATGGCTGAATCATAGCACTAGTGTGTAAACAGCAGTCAAGGGCTATCAATATTACCCGAGTGAATGCTAGGGGTATTAGTCAGGGCAAGGGCATCAGTAGTGCCCATGGCCGAAGGCCGACAGTCACTCTATATAGATAGCACTGCGCCAAGAGGGTGAGACAAGGCAAACCAACAGGAGAGCCTACAAGGCGTTTTAGGGTGCTCAAGCACCCCAGGTATCACCCAGGGTGTAAACGCGGCTCCCAGGCAGGTCTGCAATGAGAAAGTACTACACGGGTTATCCACAGCAATCCACAGAACCCTGTGGACAAGTCAGAGTTATCCACAGCCTGTGGACAATGCGAACGAAGCTGTTTAAACTCACAGTGTTGATCACATGATTGAAGGGATGACATGAGCAATACAGAAAAGCCGGGACGGGCCAGCAAAGATGAGCTTTTGGCAGCACTTGAGGCAGCACATTTGCCGGGTGAAGAACCCGAGGATGACGGGCCGGAACTCAGCGAAGCGGAACGGCTGGCAGCTAGGGCAGAACCGCCTGTAATCAGAGTGGACGGAAAGCCCAGAGGGACAGAGGAATACAAGCGGATAGCTCCTCTCACGCCATCGCAGATGGAGTTCACAAAGGGGCTGATCATTGGGAAAACCATGCGTCAAGCCTACAGGGACGCATACCCCAACGCTAAGGCAAACGATCAGGTAATCACCAGCGCAGCATACAGACTAAGCAAAGACGAACGCATCCAAAAAGCACTCCAAGAGGCATGGGGGGAAACCGTCGAGGTGCTTGCGGAGGATGTAGTCGCCACCAAACGGTATGTGCTCAAAGAGCTTTTGGCACTTACCAAAGGGGGCAAGCAAGAGGGAAGCCGGTTAAAAGCACTCGAACTCATGGGCAGAGCAGCAGGAATGTTCCAACAAAGCACCGAAGCAGCACCGGAAAAGCCCAGCGCAGAGCAGTTGCGTCGAGAGCTAAGCGGCCACCTCAAGCTACTGGACAACGTGAAGCCGCTCAAGGGCAAGGCCAAGGCCGTGTAAACGGTCATTGTGCAGGCAAATGCGTGTAAACAGAACCCCACCCACTGGGTATGCCCCTTTATCGGCGCGTCTGGCCCCGCATCTGTATACGCTCTAATCCACTCAAACAAAATCTTCCCCCATTGATACCCCCCCCTTCCAATCCAAATGGCTCACCCCCCACCCCTATATATTTTTTGCGGTTAATAGTTGCGAACGTTTCAATACTACTATAAACTCCGCAAATGCTATCGTTTAAACAGCTATCAATATGAATGAGAAAAACCAATTAGTATTAGACTTCATCAAGGCTTATGTGAAGCTTCACAGGGTTCCTCCTTCGTACTCCGTGATTGCGCGGGGTCTTGGAAAGAAGAGCAAGTCAAACATTCACCGGGTGATTCACATCTTGCAGGCAGAGGGTTTTCTGGAGATAAGGCCACACAAGTTCAATTCGATCAAGTTGATTGATCGCAGTGTGAAGGAAGTGGCATCTCTATGATGAGTCGAGCGGAGGTGGAGAGGTATCGGGAGTTGATCCCTTTGGTCGCAGAAGATGAGCGGGCAAAGATCATGATGCTTTTGGAATACGACAGGATTGAGAAGTGCAAGGAGTCTTTTATCTACTTTGCCTCTCACATGTGGCCTGGGTTTATTTCTGGGAAGCATCACCAGATCATGGCAAGTGCTTTTGAGAGAGTTGCCAAGGGGCAACTCAAGAGGCTGATCATCAACATGCCACCAAGGCATACAAAGAGTGAGTTTGCCTCTTACCTGCTCCCGGCATGGTTTCTCGGGAAATATCCGGAAAAGAAGATTATCCAGACTGCTCACACCGCAGAACTGGCTGTAGGTTTTGGCCGGAAGGTGAGGAATTTGGTGTCCTCTGAGGTTTACTCAGGTGTCTTTGACACCAAACTGTCCACCGATTCAAAAGCCGCAGGACGATGGAACACAGACAAGGGCGGTGATTACTTTGCTATTGGTGTCGGCGGAGCCGTTACGGGCAAGGGTGCGGACCTTTTGATCATTGACGATCCTCATTCGGAGCAAGAGGCCAAGCAGGGAAACCCCGCAGTCTTTGACAATGTGTATGAGTGGTACACATCTGGCCCTCGGCAGCGTTTACAGCCTGGAGGGGCCATCATCATTGTGATGACCCGGTGGTCAAAGCGTGATTTAACCGGCGCAATCCTCAAAAACTCCGAAAAAGATGGTGTAAACGACTGGGAGATCATTGAATTTCCGGCAATTCTTCCTTCTGGCTCTCCCTTGTGGCCCGGATTTTGGAAAAAAGAAGAGTTGGAGGCGATTAAAGCCGAGATTCCTGTCGCCAAGTGGGAGGCGCAGTACCAACAGAACCCCGTATCCGAAGGAAACGCAATCATTAAGCGTGACCAGTGGAGCATTTGGGAGTCTGATGAGGCTCCTCAGTGCGAATACATCATCCAAAGCTGGGATACGGCCTTTGAGAAGTCAAACAGGGCAGATTACTCTGCATGCACGACCTGGGGTGTCTTTCAGCACCCCAACAAAAATGGCGATTTGAGGCCAAACATCATCTGTTTGGATGCCTACAAGAAGAGGATGGAGTTCCCAGAGCTTAAACAAAAAGCTTTGGAGATGTACAAGGAATGGGAGCCCGATACCTTGATTGTTGAGAAGAAGGCCGCTGGTGCGCCTTTGATTTATGAACTCAGGCAGATAGGCATTCCTCTTTCGGAGTACACACCCGGCAAGGGAAGCGATAAGATCGCCAGGGTTAACTCAATTTCCGATTTATTTGCGTCTGGAGTTGTGTGGTGCCCTGAGACAAGATGGGCAGATGAACTCATGGAAGAAATTGCTGCGTTCCCTAATGGCGACAATGACGACTTGGTGGACTCCACAAGCCAAGCTCTCTTGCGCTTTCGGCGCGGCGGCTTCATCCCTCTTGACTCGGATGAGCCTGAAGAACAACGGTATTTCCGCCGCAAAAGCAGCGGCTTCTATTAAGGATTTGATATGGTAAACATGGTATCTGGCATCGGCGGGGCTCCTCTGGGCATGCCTCCCCTCAGTCTTGATGACATCCAGTCGGATGACTCAGCAGTAGAAATCTTCCTTGATGGCCCAATGGATTTTGAAGTTGTTGAGGTTGAGTTGACGGAAGAGGAAGGGTTTGACTCAAACCTCGCAGAGTTCATTGATGAAAGTGAGCTTGGCAAGTTGGCAAGTGATCTGATTGGCGAGTTTGAGAGTGATGTCGCCTCTCGCAAGGAATGGTCAGATATGTATGTCAAGGGACTTGAAGTCCTGGGCATGAAGTACGAAGAGCGCACTGAACCATGGGAAGGTGCCTGCGGGGTTTACTCTACGGTTTTGACAGAAGCTGCCATCAGGTTCCAGTCAGAAACCATCATTGAGACATTCCCAGCCCAGGGGCCTGTCAAGACCCAAATCATCGGCGCAATCAACAAGCTCAAAGAAGACGCAGCCGAGCGGGTTCGCACCGACATGAACTACCGGCTGACCGAGCAAATGCCGGAGTACCGATCAGAGCATGAGCGCATGCTTTACAACCTTGGCTTGGCCGGGTCAGCATTTAAGAAGGTGTACTCCGATCCAACCCTTGGCAGGCAGACCTCCATCTTTATTCCCGCAGAAGACCTGATCATGCCCTACGGGGCATCAAACTCAAGGTCATCCGAGCGCGTAACTCATGTGATGCGCAAGACAAAGAATGACATCCGCAAGCTTCAAGTCGCCGGTTTCTACCGTGATGTGGAGATGGGTGAACCTCAGATGTTCACCACCGACATTGAGAAGAAAAAAGCTGAAGACCAAGGCTATGAACTCAACGAAGACAACCGCTACCAACTCTTGGAGATGTGCGTTGACTACGAAATGCCGGGGTATGAGGATGATGACGGGATTGCTCTTCCTTACGTAGTCACCATCGACCGGGGCACGACCAAGGTTCTCTCAATACGCAGAAACTGGAATGAAGATGACAAACTTAAATTGCGCCGTCAGCATTTTGTACAGTACACATACATTCCTGGGTTTGGTGTGTATGGCCTTGGCCTCATTCACATAATTGGTGGCTACGCCCGAGCGGGCACCTCAATCATCCGTCAGTTGGTAGACGCAGGAACTCTGTCTAATTTACCGGGCGGCGTTAAGACTCGCGGCCTGCGCATCAAGGGTGATGACACCCCAATCGCTCCCGGTGAGTGGCGAGATGTAGATGTGCCATCCGGC